TATCCACCCCCCCCTTTTCGTAGCAGAATTTATATTCATTTCTCAGCCGGCGTTGCTAGAGCTGTATTTGAATATTACCGTTTCTTGGAACTAAGTGTGTCCTTATTCGGTAGTTTGTCTGTTACCTTGTGCTAATTTATGGTTTACTCCATACGTTTGTGCTTGTTTTTCCCTTTCTACTTTCTTTGTGTGTGTGTGTTTTACAACTTCCTTACTTTTGAAAGAAAAAATGTGTGAACTGTATTTTCATGGTAAATTCTATGCCTTGTGTTACCCCTTCGGGGAGCATGTCGTGTAGTTACCCATGTAGGTTGATAAAAGGTTATCGCTGAATCCATGCGAGCCTTGAAAGTCGCCTTTAGGCCTTTGAGCCTGGACGTGTGAGCGGTGGGATTCCGCGATCACGAAGAACTTTCGAAGGGATAGCTTGAAGACGCTCGGGTGTGGTTAGATCCCACATCTTATCGAGTTTTCAGGTCCCATTGGCGTTGGTTCCGACAGAGTGCCCAGTGAAATCTGTCTTTTCAATCTCTACCTGCTTTTTGTGCAGGTCACCGTTTTGCTTTTTGCACCATGGTGACAACTACAGAAATTAGCTCTTCTGACGCCCGTCTCCTTGTTGGAGACGGGAGTCCCGCGTATTTGCGTCTGCTGGAGTGGTATTCGTACCCCGCCAGTGTTTTGATCCGCTTTCTTTTGTCCAGTGCGTTGCCGCGATTGCGGCGGTCTCTTTTATTTTACGATTGCATGCTTTGCATTCGAGTCTTTGATTTGTCTGAGATTTTGCGGCTTTCTACCATTAGATCGCGATTGACTCAATTTCTTAAATGCCATCTCCACAATCAATCTATTGCGATCATGTGGCAGATGGAGGATAATTATTTCCATTTTCGATTTGATAGACAAACCGGTCTTTACCGATTTATTGTCAATGTTCCTTTTATTAATAACTATGACCGATATGTTGATTTGTATGGTGATGATTCGGATGAAGATGGATATTTCCATGCTGTCGTCGATTATGCACCGACTCAAAACTTTTGGTCTCCGGTATCCTTGGATTTTTATAAGTTTCAGAATTCCTCTTTACATCGTGATCTTTTAAATCAAGTCCGTACTTATGTCAGGCCTAAATTGGTCTCACAGTGTCACTTTCGGGATAATCTTCCTGAGATTTTTTCTGAAGCTTCTACATATTTTTCGGAGGATGTTTTTATGGATGATGCGATTGAGGAATGGGACATTACAACGTTGCATTCTCCTGATCTCACTCATTTGTATGATACCCCTTCGACTATGGAGTGGGAATATTATGGATATACGTGGGAGCAGTATGTTTTGTTTTCGCTTTTTCCTGAGCGGATTTGTTTGATGCAGGAGATTATATCTTTTCGATTTCCCATTTTGGTAGCCCAGACAGGAGAATTGAGTGCTCTTGGAGTGGGATACTTTATGTTAGAACAACAATTGCGAGAAATTTCTCTGAAGTTGCCTGTTGTATTGCAGTTGCTGGCATTGTTCGTTTCGCTTCGTGAGACTAGCTCTTGGAAGGGAGCTGCGGCTGCTGTGTCACAGTTTGTGTTGTCTCTTTTTGGAGGCGATATGATGTGTGATTTGGCTCAGATTGTCTTTGAGGAAATGACCAATTTTCAATTTATGGTGGTGGAGCAATCCGCTGGTTTTGTTGAGACTGTTGGGATGGTGTGGGATATGTTGCATGATGATGCCTTTAGAACCACGCCACTCTATAATTCTTTTTGGGGTGTGTTTTCGGCTTTGTCTGTTGGGATTCCCTTGACAATGATTGGGGTCTGTCCCGACATGCAAACCTGGCGGAGGTATGCTGATATTATTCAACCAATGCTCACTGTGTCTACGAATGAATTTGGGTTGAGAGTTGTCGCCTTAATTCAGGCGACGAGTAATTCATTGTATGGTTTTATTCGTACTCGCGACCCTGCTTTGCTTTTGGGTGGGGCTAACCATACTGGCTGGCTCCAGCATGCAAATGCTGTTGTGATGAACACTATTGGTAATTCTGAGGGCTCAAAGCCTATCATTTTTACTGCTGAGGAACGCATTGAGATTATTAAGCATTGCATTGGTACCGGCGATAAGCTGGTGAAACGGATGGAACATTTTAAGGTGAGTCCTTCATCCATTGTGTCTGTTCAGGTTCAGTTGGCTAGTTTGCGGAGTGTTTTGGTTTCTGCTGAATCCCACCTCCAAAATAACCAGGCGAGGGTTCCTCCATTTATGGTGATGTTGGTAGGTGAACCTGGGATTGGGAAGACGGAATTTATTAAAGTGTTGCATGCTACTCTCATGCGTGCCATTGATTTTCCTACCTCCCCTAATACCATGTACGCTTTGCGTGCGGGAAATAAGTATTATGATGGTTATAGTGACATGCATACGGGAATTTTGTTTGATGATCCGGATAAGAATACCGCTAAGTCAACGGCGGATTGCATGTTGCATGCTGGTCTTGTTATTGAGATTTGTAATGGAGCGCCCTTGGTGGCCAAGATGGCAGCTGTGGAATTGAAAGGAAAGGTTTTCCTTAAGCCACTGACTTGTTATTATAGCACGAATTTGGAGACGTGTAATTTGTTTGGATTGATTACGGATGCTGCGCCTTTTTGGCGTCGGGTCACATATCGTTTCCGAATGAAATTGAAGAAAGAATATATGGTAAACCCAGGTGTGAACAATACCTTGGACTCATTTAAAGCTAAGGGAGCTGTGAATTTGTGGGATTTTGAAGTTCAGACTTTCCGATCTCTTGAGGACAGCAAGACATTTGCTGTGGCTCATTTGGGGACTGATTTTGTGACGGATAATACCAGCGAGTTGTTGCAGTTTGTTAAGAATAGATTTCTATCTCATACGCTTCGAGAGAATGAGCGTTTGGCGGCGGATGCTGTCACCACATTTTGTGAAACGTGTGGGATGGTAATGAAATATCATGGGCCTGTATGTCCCAATGAATCTTTCATGCGGTTAAAGGCGCAGGGCGTCGTGAGAGATGTTGCTACGAGAGTGGCAATAGTTGCACGGCGTTCCGGAAGTCCGTATGTTTTCTTCTCTTTGCCCATCTTTTCCTTTTTAATTGTTGCAATTGCAAACGGATTTCTGTGGCTGCCATGCCTTTTGAGTGTCGCATTCGGTGGATACCGTATGAGCCAAATTCCCAATCATGTTTTGGAATTTTATTTGTGTTATTTTCGTTTCGTTTGGGTACATCCTCGAGCTGCCTTGAGAATGGGGGTGTGTATGATGCAATCCTTGTTTTCTGAGGTTAATTTTGAGGCGATGGCTTTGGAAGAGGCCTATAGTAATGCCCAAAATTCATTGCGGCAGCAGAGCGCGGCCTTTGTGGCTTTAGGATCTGGATGCTTGGTTTTGGTGGGCATGATTGTTATGCTTGGTAAACGCAAGCTGGACCATGCGAAAGATGAAATAGTGAAAGCGAATATGCGCGCTGGTAAGTGGGAGTCAGTTGTTACAGGACAGGCCCCCGTTGGGGCAACTCCTGAAACTTTGATCATGGGCGATACTAAGCCTGAGTTGATAAACTTGGGCGTTAAAAGTATTTGGACTCAGCCGCAGCCTGGTAAGTTTGCGCGGCATCCCCTTCCTTCTGGGAGGGAAATGCCAACAGTAGCGGGAGCGACCGTGTCATTTGGTCAATTATGTGATCAAGTGGCACGCAACATTGCCATTGTAAATATCGGCAATATGGAATTTCGTGCTGTGAGGTTTATGGATAATTTTTTCATATTTCCAGGCCATTCCCTGCGAGGGGATTCGGCGGAAGTGACGTATATAATGTCCGAGAAAGTCCTCATGCCTGGTGATTTGGCGAAAAAAGTGCGAGCTGGAACTGCAGGGAAGCAGATAGTCCGGGCCGGTACTGAATTTCTGAGGATTCCTGGGAAGGACTTGGCTGTGGTCTGGCTTTCGTCTGCGCATCCTAGTGGAGCGTCCATTGTTAAACATGTTGTAGATACGAGTCAATTTGGATTGCAGCACCAGTTTGATGACGCGGTCATGTTGGTGAGAAGTGAGAATGGTGATCTGGGTACTCACCTTTTACACGTTGGTGTTACCCAGGTTGGCGGTTCTACTGCCAATGGTTTTGCCGTTCCACATCGCCGTTTGTGGAAATATCCAGTTTCAGATGTTGTTACTCAGGATGGATGGTGTGGTTCCCCGATAGTGGTGCGGCGAGGAAATAGCGCCTGGGTTGCGGGGATACATGTCAGTGCCTTTATTGGGATTGAGGGTCATTCTGATGAATTGTGTGCTGTGGAAATTTTGTCAGTTGTTGAGGCTCTGAAAAATGCTTCCCCCATGGCTGTTTCATTTGCGCCTATTGATTTGAGTCAGGGGACCAAATTAAAAGCACAGATGGGACCATTGCATGCAAAGAGCATGTTGAATGGGATTACTACTTTGAATTGTGAGATACTTGGTTCCTTGGAAGTGTTAGGTGAGCGGAAGGTATTCCGCGCCCATGAGAAGAGTCATGTTAGGGCCACTTCTTTTGCTATGGCATTTGATGATTTGCGTAGTGATCTCCTCGGAGAGGAGAAATTCGTTGCTCCGAGAAGTAATGGAATTGAAGTTGATGGAGTGTTTAAACATCCTATTCTCAATGCTATTGTTCAGTTGGAGACGGCACGCAATTCCAATCCGGATGAGCTGGAATGGGCTCTGCGTGATTATTTGGCAGGTGTGGAAGATCTGCCAGGGATTAATACTTTTCGGGTGTTGACACTTGAGGAGACTATTTTTGGTGTGAAGGGAGGGTCTATTGGCCCCTTTGACTTGACGACCTCTATGGGATATCCTTTTTTCAAAAAGAAGAGTGCTTTTGTCCATAAGCATTTACTGCCATTGGGTGATAATACATATATGGATGATATTGTTTGGGAACAATTGCGGTGGGCCGAAGAGACGTTATGCTCTGGCTACGCCGTGATTCCAGTGGTGTCTTGGACTTTAAAGGATGAAGCTATTAAGGAGAGTAAGAATGCGTTGCGTGGGCAGCGCGTCTTTAATTCTCTTCCATTTTACTTTAACATATTATTAAAGCAGTATTTTGGTCCGGTGATGGCGTTCATGGGACTCCATAAGGAGTTTTTTGAGTGCTATGCAGGAATGAATTTGGCGAGCTCCGATGCGACCCATTTTAGAAACACCATGACCTTCTTTGGAGAAGAACGATGCATTGACGGTGACATGAAATGGTGTGATAAAGGAATTGATAATGTGATGATGTGCGTTGTCGGGCGAGCTTTGGTGGAAATAGCTCATGTTCTTGGATACACGCCGGAGCAGAAGAAGATTTGTGCCTTGCTGTTTGCTGGGCTGATGCAAATGTGTGTGTTTGTGAAAGGAGACGTTATGCTCCTTACACATTCAAATCCATCTGGTTCGATGTTGACAGTCGTCATCAATTCCATATATTTGTCATGTTACTATCGTGTTGCGTTTCATCGTGGAATGATCCATTATGGAATGCAGTACGAATTGCCCTTTCGGGTGTATATACATTTAGCGACGCTAGGGGACGATAATATTGCCAACGTCTCCAAGGAAGTCGATTGGTTTACTTTTGTGTGGCTGGCTGGAGTTTTCTCTGATAATGGGAAATATCTGGTTCCGGCAGATAAGACGGATGGATTGTATGCCGTGAAACCCTTTGTGCGATGCTCTTTCCTAAAGCGGCGTTTTGGATGGAGCAATGATTTGAAGAATTACGCCGCGGTATTGGAACAGGTATCTTTAGTTAAGATGCTTACCACTCGTGGTTTTAGTTCAGTTAGTAGCAAAGATCAGGAAGCTGGCATTCTTGCCAGTGCTTGTTTGGAATATTTTCTCAAAGGACGTGATGCCTATGAAAAGTTTTCCGAGCGGGTATTAGTAGTGTGTGCAGAACATGACATCAGTACTCATTGGTGGCATGGATATGATTACCATTTGGAGAATTTTGCTGCTGATCATTTCCAAACGTGGATTTGTTGAGATGTTAGTGGGAATCAGTGATGCGAGTGGGATCCCGGAAGTCCCAATGACTGACAAAGTGTTGTAGGTTATTCCTTACTACAGTAAAGAAAGGAGCCATTCTAATGAATCGGGAACCTGAGACATGAGGCGGATCCTGTGATACCCATATCTTTGGCTTGAGGGCCACTGTTGTTGGGAGAGCGGAAAATCCCTCGTGTAATTCGGGTGCGGCACCCTTGATGCTACCAGGCTACATGGGAACCAAGCAGTTTAGTGCTTGTCAAATCTATTCTTTTTTGTAAACCACATGGATACTACTACTACTACAACTCAGACTTCGGACGCCGTCGTGGTGACGGGACAAGTGGGAATCGAAGGTCAAACTTCGGTTTTCAACAACATTGATGTTATTAAGGTTACCAGTCCGGCGGGGGCGGTGGCCTCCGCTCAGGAATATGATGATGATTCAATCGCCGGTTTCTTTCGGAGGCCTGTTTTGATTAACACTTTTACCTGGACTACAGCTGTTACCCAGGGACAGCAGATTCAGAATATGGATCCGTGGTACCTGTTTTTGACGAACCCGGCGGTTCTTCGTAAGACAGTGAACTACTACAAGATTTCAGGGCGGATGGTTTTGGATGTTATCATTCAATCTGCCCCTACTATGTATGGACATGCCATTGTGCAGTTGGTTCCTCAAGGGGTTGAGGGTTACTCCTCTCCCCCGTTCACCATGAGCACCCCGAGTTTGTCATTGGACATTTTGCCTACTATGTGGCAATCTACCCAAGACATATACGGGGATTTGGTCCCGGCTACTTCCGAAGCGCTCGAATTTGAGCTTCCGTGGATTTCGAGTCAGGACGCTATTGAATTGTCTACACTTTCTACCACTGGACCGCTTGGGGGCGGGGTGCAAACCCAGTGGAGATTCCTGACGCATTGCGTTGCTCCCCTTGTCAATGCCACTAACGTGGCTGGAACTGGGAGTGTTACAGTGCGAGTATTTGCCCGTTTGGAAGACGCCAAGCTTTCTATTCCTCTGGTTCTCCAGACCGGAGAGAAGAAGAAGAAGAAGCAGGGTTCTGTTGGCAAGATCGCTGGGGTAGTTTCCAGCGTTGCGAGCGTGTTGAAGGCTGTTCCGATTGTTGGCGAATTTGCGGCAGGGGTGGAGGTTGTTTCCAATGCGATTGGTGCGGTGGCCGACTGGTTTGGCTTTACGCGCGTCACTTCGTTGATTGCTCCCGCTCGCATGCGGCAGGAAATGTTTGCGGGATTGGCCCACGCTGATGGTGAGGATATGGGCCAGATGATTGCTCTTCTGCGTGGGAACAAGGTGACGATTGACCCAGCGATGTTTGGGTCAGACAAAGTTGATATTGAGTCATTTGATGATCTTTTCAGGCGCAAGACCTTGGTCAGGGTGCAGACGTGGGCGACCACTGATGCTCCTGGAACGGTTTTGCAGACGGTGCCCGTTAGCCCCAACGTGTGCAATAGGGCTTCCAATTTCGCATATCTGGCTCCTATGGGTTTTGTGGGCATGTATTTCAATAATTGGCGAGGGCCAATTTATTTTGAGTTTCAAGTTAGGTGTTCCACGTTGCATCGTGGTATGTTGCAGGTCGTTTACCATCCTTCCCCTAATTCTAGCCTTACGGATGATCCGACCAACGTGTCATACAATCGCATTTTTGATCTTTCCGCTGCTGGTGTGCATACTTTTAAGGTTTCGTGGGCTCAGAACATTGTTGCTGGGCAGATTGGGACCGTGGATGTTGCACCGGCTGCGATTTGGTCCAATGGTAGCGTTTCGCTACGGGTTTTTGCGGCGCTTGTTGCGCCTGATCCCGCAGCGTCAGTTGTCATTGAGACATACATCTATTCGGATGGTGATATGCAGTTTTACGTTCCACGTCAACCCAGCACTTTGCTCACCCTCCAATCTGGAGATAGTGGGCCGAGCGCGACGATGGTTGAGGTAGATGCTTTGGTTGGTTCGCTGCAAGGCGGACAACCGGAGGTGTCGGGTATCTTTGGCGGCGAGCGGATTCAGTCGGTTCGTACTTTGCTCCAGCGACCACAGCCGTGGTATCTACTTGGAGTAATTACTACTCCTACTGCCGCAAATTTGGATTTTCAGAAATGGATGATTCCCTTTGACATTGCTTTTGGTGCTAGTGCTACTCCGCCTATCACCATGCCTCCGGGCGTCATTCGTATCGTTCGAACTCCTCTGGCAATGTTGTCGCAGATGTTTGTCGGATGGAGGGGTTCTATTAGATTGAAGGCGTCTCCAATGTTGGCTGTGAATGATACCAAAATGGAGATGGTCGATCTTACCATGATGGGTTATACAGTCAATGTTCCAACTGCAACTTCTGGCGTTTTTACCGCCTCAGATTTTGATCAGTTGGAGTCTGTTGGATGGCTACAGACCAATTTTGCCACCAATGGGACTTTGGAAGCGGTGGTTCCGTATACGTATCGGCGGCGATACAATTTGAGTCGATTGACTGGGGATTATTCGGTCCCGGCGTCAGCGCCTACGAATAATGGAGTTCTTGTCTCGCTTCGTTTTCGTCCGGTGACGGGGCAGGCAATCCCCGTTGGAGATCCACTTGTGCAGGTCTTCATGTCGGCGGGTGAGGATTTCTCGATGGGGAGATTTCGCTTTGTTCCGAGGGTTCATTTTCCTTGAAAATAAACACGTGCTTGTGAGGTACACGTTAAAATAACTCTCCACGTTTCGGGGTTTCCCCAGGCTTACGTGTATAACAAGCCTCGCGTGGTGTGAAGTTCGCCTCCACGTCGGTCATGGAAGTTCCAGGGGCAAATGGGGCCCAGCTGGATCATTTTATCCGTCCATTGCGTTGAACCAATTGGTAATTGAATATACCCGTCTTGCACACGTATAGTGCGTACTGCATCGATCAGAGGTGCAGCGTTGTCCTGCTTTAAAGGGGCGCCAGTTTTAACCAGCGCTCTTGCGCTGGGGAATTTCGAAAATCTGGTAAGTTTTAAAGATTG